TTATTTCCACCAATAGATACAGAATTATTATTGGATAAATTTTTTATTCTATCGGTTAAGTTGGCCACTCTTCCACTCAAAGTTTTTTTGGTTTGAGAATTATTTAAAATTCTTGTTCCTCTTGGTAGATTAGCCAAAGTTTCTGCCCCGGCTAAATAAGAATTATTATTCATCTCAATAAGTTCAGGTCCTCTTTCAGCTAAGGTTGTGAGTCCTCCCCTGAAATAATTTGTACCAGTCCAGTTTTGAGCAACTTTATTTCTTCCAAACCAATTAAATGGATTCATTTTAGAAAAGAAAGAACCTATTGATTTAAACTTATTAGGAAGCCAATCAAAAAAATTAGAGAAAGCAGTTTTAATTTTTTCTAAAATTACAGTTCCCCCTTCTCTTAAACCATTCCAAGCTTTAGCTCCTATATGTATGAGAGAGAAAAACTTATTTTTTATCCATTCCCAAAAAACTGAAAATGCAATTTTTATCCCTTGCCATACAGCATTAACCATATTTCTAAACCATTCGCATTTTTTATATAGTGTTACCAATATAGCGATTACTGCAATTATTGCCAAAATAATTAAGCCAACAGGGTTAGCCAGGAAAGCAGTTTTTAAAGCAAGACCTACCATTTTTATTGCTTTAATAAATTTAAAAAGACCATTTGTTAAAACTTTACTTATTATATTTCCAAATTTTAGCAACCCGTTACCTAGCCTTAAAATGGAATTTCCAACTAATTTGCTAATTTTTAAACCCCAAGTAGATATAAAACTAACCGCATTTGTAAAATACATTTTGAGTCCGATAAAAAGATTAGAAGCGTATACCATTGCTGTTTTGTAAATAGTTAAGAAAGTTTTTCCTACGCCAAGACCTAATTTTTTAAATCCACCTAACACCCAAGTTGTTAGAGGAAACATCTTTTTAAGTCCAAATAAAATTCCGCCCCTCAACCTAAAAGCATTGAATTTATGTCCCCACAAAATAATTTTACCTAAAGGCATTAAAAATCTATTAAAACCTCCCATACTTAAATTAAATACTGCTATACTAGCAAATAATTTAAGCATAGAAGCAACAAGTTTAGGATTCTCTTTTACAAAATTTCCAACTTTTGCCATAAAAACAGTTAAAGATTTTACAGTTTCTTTAAGTTGTGGGCCTACACTTTTTCCAATATCGGCTAACATATTAACGAAATTATTTCTTAATATTTTTAACTGATTACTTAATGTATCCAACCGATCTTCGTATTCTCCATTAACACTTTCATTAGCTAAAACTTCTTGCTTAGCTTTGCCTAATTTTTCTCGTACATCATCTAAATTTTCAGATAATGTTGCTAATCCATTGATAACATTTTTATCAGAACCAAAGATATCTGAAATCAAAGCAGACTTATCCGCTGCATTTGAATTTTTAATTCTTTCTAAAACTTTTAAAATTGTTCCTTCTGCATCTCTAGCCATTTCTTCATTTATGGTATGAGAGTTCAAACCTAAATGATCAAGAGCAGCTGCTTTATTTTTTGTATTAGCTCCTTGAGATAGTTCAGAATACAATTTCCCTAAAACTGTTCCAGCTTTATCTGCTGATGTTCCTGTTGAAATAAGAGATGTTGCAAAAGCCATATTTGACTCCTTAGCAAGACCTATCGTTCTAGCAAGCCCTCCAGTTTCACGAGAAACAGTTGTTAGCTGTGCAGCACTTACAGAATAATTATTAGATAGCATATTCATTGTATCCATATATGAAAACAATTCATCTTTAGATAGGTGTAGTTGCTCTTTAGTCTTAGCTAAAAATTCTCCAGCCTCATCTGTTGAAATATCAAACGCGACTTTCATTTTTCCAGCCATATCCGCATATTCAACGATATCTTCTCCTTTTATTCCTGATTGCGCTAAACTCCCAGCTATCTCATTGACTTCAATTTGAGATAAGGGGCTATTCTTAGATATTTCAGCTAAATCCTCATAGTATTTCTCCGCTTCTTTTCCTAGAATTTTTCTTAAATCTGCTTGAGACTCTTCTACATCCATATACATCTTGACAGGAATAGCAAGACCTGCCCCAATAGTTAAACCACTTCTAATTTGTTCGCTTCCCTTAGATTTAATTTTATCTATCATAGAATTTTGTGCTTGAACCCAATTTAACCTTTTTTGTAATTCATCTTGTTTTTTTAATTCTTTATTAACTTCTTCTAATTTCTTCTTATACCCTTGTAATTGTATTCCCTCTTTTTCTAATTCAGATCTTGCAGCTTCAAAAATATGTTTTTGTCTTTCTTTTTGCTTATTTAGTTTATCAACTTGCTTTTCTGCATTCTTAACTTGTTCTTTAAATTCTGCAGTAACATTATTAGATTTATCATATGCTTTTCTAAGCTGTTCCAAATTCTTTACTGCTTTATTATATTCTAAGTTTACATTTTTATAAGCAGTTGCAACTTTATCCATATTCTCAAGTTTCTTTTGAGTTTCTGTTAATTTTTTGGAAGCATCATCAACTTGTTTTAATTTTTTAGTAGCACTTTCTAAAGCAGAATAAACTCCAGCAGCATTAGCAACACCCATTTGCCAAATTAAGCTCATATCTTTTGCCACGATATCACCTCCATTTATTGACTTTTTAATTTAAGTATAGTATATTATAAAAAATAACTAAAGAAAGGTTGTGAAAAATGTATGGATAACAAAGAAGATTTAAAAAATCAAGAAGTTCTTTTTAAAGGTTTCAGAAAACATCCATACTTATTTATTTTTGCTATCCTAATACTCTTATTAGGGACTACTTTTATTTTATTTATTATTCCAATAAATTGGATAATTCTAGCCGGGCTTTATGAAGGAATTAAAAACGGAACTATTTTTCAAAAAATTATATCTATTCTATTAATCATTTTATATATTAGTGGAGTATTAAAATTAAGTGATGCATTATGCGATGACTAAGAGGCTAACAAGCCTCTTTTTTATTGCCTATCCTTCTGTCTTTCTTCCTCTTCCTCTGCTAAAATAGTCAGCCTATCTATCCAAAAATCAAGCTCATACAAGCTACAATCCATAATTGCATCGTAGCTCATATTCACTTTAAAATGATTCAGACCCATTAATAAATCTGAAATTAAATCAAGATATACTAAGCAGTAATTTCCTCTGTCGTTTCCACTGTATCTGCTTTCGTTTCTTCTTTCTCTTCCCAGCCTTTGCTCAAAAAAAGTTTTACTCTGTTAGCCACCTTCAAGAAATCGATAGCGTCTAAATCTATCAAATCTCCATATTTTATTCCTGTGGCTTTTGCCGCAACAGATATAGCCCAACCATCTTCCAGTTCTTTTATTACTCCGTGTTCAGAATTTCTTTTCTTGTATTCTTTCTCACAAGCAAGAAAATCTTTTCCTTTCATATCCTCTACCCTGACATCTAGTTCATTGTATTCTTTCCCACCAAAGTTATATGTTCTTGATAATTGTATTTTCATTTTTTCCTCCTAGTTAAGTCCTAAAAATCTTCTAACAAGATTATTTGTTACACCATTTATACTATTTTTATTGTTAAGCACATCAATCTCAACAACAGTTTTTCCGTTTATTTCCAACTTGTAATAAGTGATAGCAAGTTCAAACGATGTTTCAAGTTTTCCACTTGGCTTTAACTTAATACCATCAAATTTTTTCACAAGTCCCTTAAATGTTGCATCTATTCCATAGACATCAGGCGAACTTGTTTCTCTGTTCATTGCTTGTGCAGCACCTTTACATTCAATTAACACAGCCTTATCGTTGTTAATACTAACTAAAGTTTCGTCCACACAATCCATTTTTATCTTTGCCTCTAACTTTTTGAAATGCCCCATCAATGGAACTTCAAGCTCGGCAGTCATTCCCATTTGTTCGGTTGTTACTGTGTCATACTCAATGTTTGGCAACTCAACCTCAGCTATACCGGCCATTGAATTTGAACCATTGATATAAGTTTCTGCATCAATCAGTGCGTTAGGTATTTTTTGTCTTCCCATTTTATCTCCTCCTATTTACTCAAACTTCTTGCAAAATTTTCTAAAGCTCCAACATCATAAACTTTTTTGAATGTTATAGACTTAGCTAACGGAACAATCCCAAGTTCTATAGTCCAAGTAATATCTCCATTTATAATATCTATTAAGCTATTATCACTTGCATAAAAATTAACTGTTGCCGACAATAATTGGTCTGCTGCAACCAAAGCATTCAATCTGATGTTCATAGATTTTTTCATAGTCTCTGCCATTTTAGCAGTAAATCTCTTATCCACATTGTTGAAGAAAGATAACACAAGCTCATTGCCTATGTATTTAAACATTCTTCTTGAATAGATGAATTTATCTTTTGGATCAGTTGCCATTGGATTTTTTGCAGTTTCAGAACCCCAACATCTCCAACCTTTAAAATTAATTGCAGTAACAACTCCATTTTTATTTAAAAAGTTAGCTTGTTGTTCCTTATCTAATCTAACTTCTTCATAATTTCCGCTAGCATTTTTCCACACAAAAGCATCCATTTTATATGAATAGTTAGATGGTCCCTGTGAAGGAACTCCGTTATTTTCTCCGTCCACTTTCATAGAAAGTCCAGCATAGTGGATAGATTGATAATAAATTTCTCCAGCAAGTTTCAATTTACCATAAAGTAATATTTGATCATTGCCTAAAATATTATTTGTGTCTTTCCACTCAGATAGCTCATCGTATTTTTTATCAACCGGCGCATTGATAAGGGCCATTGCCTCAAACATTCCACCGTTTAAATTTTTTGCCTTAGTTTCCATTATTGCTGCAACATCTGAATTATGAGAAAAATCAGGAACATCTATGAATGCGGGTAGCTCTGAATATTTCAAAAATACTTCGTTCACAAGTTCAAGTCCTGTTCTCTTCATTGTCTCACTATCAAAGCCACCTATAGCCTCAGCCTTAGTAACTTTTGATAAATCTACTTCTTCATACTCAACATCAATATTATTTCCAGCAACTTTAGCATAAATTTCAAGCCCCTCTGCTGTGAAAATTGTTTTTACATCACTGACCACTGCTTGACTTGAACTATCTTTAACAACCACTGTTTCAGGAATTATTTTGTGATTAGCAAGTAATAATTTCCCTCTTTCTAGTGGTTGAGATGTCAAAGTTTTCTTTTCTGTTCTGTGTTTTTCAGGATTTAAGATATTAACTATATACAAAGGTGCGACTCCATACAATTCAAAAAATATTTTAATTGCTTGTGATATGGAAAAATCTTTGTCATAAGTATCTCCAAAATATTCAAGCGCCTCTTGATATGTCCCTATTCTCAAAACTTCATTAACTTTTCTATTACTAGCTTTAACTTTATGTATGGGTGCAGTTCCCACAATGAAATATCCGTAGTCCAAGACCACCGGTAATTGAAAAGCTGTGTCTCCTTCTCTTTGGTATGTACCGTGTTTATATGACATTTTTACCTCCTCTTATCTCATCAATAATAGAATCAAAATATTCACTGCTAGCTTCAATCTTAGGATATTGCTCAACATCAACTAAGACTTTTGCTAATAGTGGATACTTAGCAATTAATTTTTCTATTTTCTCTCCATAATATATTGTGCCTTTTGCAAAGAAGAACTCAGGTAAATCTAAATTCTTTGCAACAAAAATATATTTTTTCATACTAACTCCTTCCTAAAAGTTTATTAATCTCATCGTTCATCGTTTCCGTTACATCAGCCACTCCAAAAATTTTGAATCTACATAGTGAATAAAAATATGGATACATCTCGTCGTTGAAATATTCCACACTAAATGGAGCTGATTGGTCAACAGAAAAGCCCCATTCTAAACTACTAAGACCTAAAAATTCTTGCTTTAAGTAATCTCCAATTTCTAAATTTTTAAGATAGTCTGTTTCATCATCAAGTTTTGTTCCTATCCACAATTCAAAATCGACAGGTACATCATAACTATCAATTCCTGTTCTAGTTTGTTTAAACTCAGTAAGCCTCAACAAAACAAAAGGGAAGAGCTTTTTTACATCTTCCCTCTCTTCTCTATCTGAATGTTTTGTCTCAGGCAATGTTCCACGATAAACATTAATTCCTTTATAACTCAATTTTCCTTTCAGAAAATTATAAATTTTTTCCTCTGTCTTAACTATCATAAGCCAATCACCCTATCAATTTCATGTTCAAACCTCATTCTGAATTTTTCATCCGCGTAACCTTGTAAATATTCAAGTATAGATAAATTTCCTAACATTTGTGGAGCAGATGGCCCCATCAATCTTCTTATATGCTCTCGTTTACTGTTTCCTCTAAAACCAAATTCCCCAGTTCTCTCAAAAGCTCCTAACTTCCCACTATGATAAGCGATAAAAGCATGTGGTAAAGCTTT